TTACTAAGAAGTCGTATGTCACACATTGGTAAGAGGTCGGCGTGAATATTCCGGCAACTATTCGCAGTGGAAGCACTACGACTTGGAGAGAAAACAGTCTCGTTGATCCTTATGGTGACGCGATACAAAGCACTGATTCATGGGTTTTAAAGTTCTATATAAGAACAAATAGCTCGTCAGGTTTAACCGCGACGGGTAGCACCTACCAGACGGGATGGCAATTCGATTTATCGGCAAGTGATACAGCGCCACTTTCAGCCGGTGATTATTTTTGGCAGGCAGAAGCATCAAAAGGGGCAACAAAATATGATGTTGGTAGTGGAGCTGTTGAGGTTTTACAAAGTCTTGCTTATAGCGGCGGCGTTAGTTCAATACAGGCAAAGACACAAACTCAGCAGGATTTAGAGGCGATCCAATCAGCAATAAGAACTTTAGTTAGTGGCGGTGTTGTTAAAGAGTATTCAATAGGAGGGCGCAGTCTTAAAAAATATGATCTTTCTGATTTGATGACTTTAGAAAGTCGCTTGAAATATCAATTAAAGAGAGAACAGAAAGCGGAATTAATAGCTAACGGTTTAGGAAATCCATCTGCAATGTATGTGAGGTTTAACTGATGGGAATTATTAATGCATGGTCGGCTTTATGGGAACCAAACCCAAGAGCAATAAAACCAAGAAGAAAAAGAGAGTACGCAGGGGCGGAAGTATCGCGCCTTACTAGCGGTTGGGTCACAAGTACCAATTCAGCCGATAGCGATATAAAAGGCAGCCTTAAGAAACTAAGAAATCGTTCTCGTCAACTCGTAAGAGATCAGGACTATTGCAAGAATGCTGTTCGTGTCATTGTTGAAAACGTAGCGGGAACAGGCCCACGCCTACAAGCACAAGTAAGGATGGCAAGAGGTGGGCGTTTGAATCAACGTGTGAATGATCAAATCGAATCTGCTTTTAAGAGGTGGGGATATGCGGAGAATTGCGATGTAGCAGGCAAGCTTTGCTATTCCGACTTAATAAGAAATGCGGTTGGCGCGTGGGTTGAATCAGGTGAAGTATTTATAAGAATTGTTCGAGGTCAAAAGTTTGGTGATAGTTCCGTGGCCATGGGGTTGCAAATTTTGGAGGCAGATATGATTGATGAGGATTACGAGGGAAAGGCAGAAAGAAAGGGTTGGCATTGGAAGATGGGAATTTTGCAAGACGAGTGGGGCAAAGCGAAAAAATATGCTCTATTGACTCGACATCCGGGGGATACTCTTTTTGTTAATCAACCAACCGACGGAAAGAAACATATTTTTGTTGATGCAAAAGACATCATTCATTTAGCTACTTTTTCGCGCCCCGGTCAGACTAGAGGCGTGCCATGGATGGCTAGCGCTATTCAAAGAATGCATCATTTGGAAGGCTACGAACAAGCCGAGATTGTAAGGGTAAGAGCTGGAAGTTGCCTCACTGCATGGATCAGTTCACCAGAATCAGAACTAGAAGGCGATGGCGTTGTTGATGATGATCGAATTTATGACCTTTCTCCGGGTAGCGTCAGACTACTTGGCCCGGGTGAGCAAGTACATGTTCCTGATATGCACGCACCGGAGGGACAATTTGAGCCTTTCGTTCGTGCAATGCTTAGAGCTTTATCCGCGTCATTAGGCATTTCATATTCAACATTAAGTAGAGATAGCAGCCAATCAAATTATTCAAGTAGTCGTCTTGATGTATTACAAGATCAAGAATCATTCAAGGCTTTACAAGCTCAATTAAGAGAGATTGTGTTGTTTAGAGTTTATAAAGAATGGTTAGAAATAGCCGTCTTGTCTGGAGCTTTGCAACTGCCTAATTATCAAACAGAACCCGAGCGTTACCAGCAAGCAAGGTTTATGTTTAAATCTGCTGGATGGGTAGACCCCTTTAAAGAGTGCCAATCAAATAAACTTGCAGTTGAATCAGGTTTTAAATTACAAAGTCAGGTTTTAGCAGAGCAAGGTATTGACTACGAAGAATTTTTAGTTGCGCGTAAAAATGAAATCGATCTTGCTAATCAATTAGGTCTCGATTTTTCGGAGAAACCTAATACGTCGCCTGAAACTGCATCTAAAGTAGAGACAACTATTAATCAACAGGAAGATGACGAAACGTGATTATGAGAAAGATCTAGTCCAAAGAGACTTTAATTTAGAAGTTAGAGAAGTAGAGAAAGAAGATCGAACCCTAGAATTTCCGTTTAGTTCTGAACAACCTGTAACTCGTTACTTTGGTAATGAAATCCTTGAGCATAAGTCCGCAAACTGGGATTTAAAAAGGCTCAATGATGGAGCGCCACTTTTATTTAATCATGATTTTTCTAGACCAATAGGGGTAGTTGAGAAGGCATGGATCGACGAGACCAAACGGCGCGGTTATGCAAAAGTAAGGTTTAGCAAAGAGGAATTTGCAAGCTCTATTTTTAGAGATATTAAGGACGGAATTATTAGAGGTATAAGCTTTGGGTACGTTGTAAAAGATATGGAGCAAAGAGGAGAAGGGGCAGAAGGTGGAGATCCATCACTCCCAAATTTCTACGCAACTAGCATTGAAGCTTACGAATTATCTGTTGCACCTGTAGCCGCTGACGCGACAATTGGAATAAACAGATCAAAAGACAATACGTCTTCGTTAGAAACAACATCTAATATGTCTAAAGAGGAACGTTCCGACGTTTCAGCATCTTCTGATGCACCTGTTAACCCTGTAGTCGAATCAATGACCGCTAACCCAAAAGAAACCTTGGAGGTGCGTTCAGAAGTTGACACTCAAAAAGTGGTCAAAGCTGAGCGTTCACGTATTCAAGAAATACAAACTGTTGCTGCAAAATACAATCTTCAAGATCTAGGCGAAACCTACATTAAAGAAGAGAGAAGCGTTGCAGATTTTAATTCTGCTGTTCTTCACGAGTGGAAGCCCGAAGCAATTGCACCAAAGGCTGATGCTACTGACATCGGTTTAACTCAAACCGAAACACGCAGTTGGTCAGTTCTTAGAGCAATTGACTATCTTGCTGATCCAAACAATAGGGCTAAAAGAGAGGCCGCAGCTTTTGAAATAGAAGCATCTGAAGCCGCTGCTTCAAAATTGGGTAGATCTTCAAGAGGTATAACAATCCCTAGTGAAGTTTTCCGTAGAGATTTAAAAACGACTCCAGATACTCAGGGAGGCAACCTAGTTCAAACAGATCTTGATAGTGCAAACTTCATTGATTTGCTTAGGAACAATTCTGTTTTACAGCAAACAGGTTCAACAACTTTAACCGGGTTGCAAGGGAACATAAGTATTCCCCGTTTGGGTGGCGCTGGTTCTGCTTATTGGGTCGCGGAATCTGGAGCCGTTACAGAAAGCCAACAAACCATTGAACAGGTAAATCTTAGTCCTAGATCTTTAGGGGCTATGACAGATATTTCTAGAAAGCTGCTAATTCAGTCTTCTATTGATGTTGAGAACATGGTTCGTAATGATTTAGCTAAGGTTGTTGCTCTTGAGATAGATCGCGCTGCTCTTTATGGGCTGGGTTCCGGTTCTGAACCGCTCGGATTGCATAACACAACTGGAATTTCGACTGAAAACGTTGGAAACGATGACCCTAGTTTTGGTGATGTCGTCAACATGGAATCTGACATTGCAGTTTCTAACGCCTTAACTGGTTCTTTGGCTTACCTCACACGCGCCAACATAGCTGGAGCGATGAAAGTTAAGACTAAAGATTCTGGTTCAGGTCGCTTTGTTAATGAAGATGGAGTCGTTAACGGTTATCCCCTTTACGTTTCAAATATTGTTGAATCAGGCGATATTTGGTACGGGAACTGGTCTGATTTGATTATTGCTTTCTGGTCTGGTTTAGATCTCCAAGTTGATCCTTATACAGGCGGTGCATCTGGAACCGTTCGCGTTCGCGTTCTTCAAGATGTTGACGTTGCTGTTAAGCATCCTGCAAGTTTCTGTCTTGGTGCTTAGGCATGAAGATTGAAGCCTTAAGGTCATTCGGATTAAAAGGCGAAGTCGTTCAGGTTGGGGAGGTTGTCGAGGCTTCCCCCTCCGATGCCAGACAGCTAATTAATTCAGGGCAGGCAAAAGAAGCCGTTGTCTGTGAGGTTCAAAAAGAGGAACCAAAACCAAAATCTAAAAAAGCTACTAAAGCTAAATCAACTTCTACCCCAGAGGTATCTGACTAATGACTATTCAAAACTTAGGTTCTAAAGGGACCGCCGTTGACCTTCTCCCAAACGACGTCTTGGCATCGAGCGCTAATGGAAGCGGAGTTGACTTACAGGGCTACGAATCGAGCGCTGCTTTTGTTCTTTCATCTGAAGCAATGGGTTCAAGCGTAACTCTTGCTGTTCATCTTGAGGAAAGCGCTAATAACTCTGATTGGAGTGATGTCACAAACGGCGCATTCACAACTACGGCAGCTAACACAGCAGCGTTTGAACAGATCGCGTTAAACGTTTCTGATCTTAAGCGCTATGTTCGTGCGGCGGCTGTTGTGGCTGGAGGAACAGGAACAGGAGCCGTAAACGTCACTGCTTACGCTTCTAAGAAGTACACAACTTAGTAACTAGTTAAGTGTCTTTTGCTGATGACTTAACAACAATGCTTGATAGCCCCTTCGGTGTGACTATTTCCGCCGGGGGGGTTTCAGCTAAAGGTATTTTGAACCAACCGACTTCTTTAGCGGTAGGGGATTCTATTATTTATACCGATTACGTTCTTCATTGTGAAGCTAGTAAATTCGGTTCTGTTGCAACTGGGTCAACGATGACAGTCGACGGATCAGCGTATGAAGTACGAGAAGTACAAAAAACTGACGACGGGTTAGAAGCTCAAATTTCACTTAGCAAGACATGACAACTAAGAGAGAAACAATTCTTGCAAGGTTACTTACTCAACTTTCAGGAACGACTGATTGCGGTTCTCG